GTCAAACCAAGCGAATTTAAATCGCTTTAGCACCACATACCTTACAGGATAAGGGTTGGCGCAGCACTGAAGTGCGGCGGAGAAGGCCGGTACACGACCGGCCGGGGTTTGTTCAAATGGGAACCCCACCCAACTTGAGTTGGTTAACGGCAGAGCTCAAGCGCCTGCGCGACAACGGTGCCAGGCAACGGCGCATTGCTCATAAAGAGCGACGCGTGATCGATCTCGACAACGCGCGGGTAGCGCGGATCAGGCGGCGGAGAGTCGATCGTGGCCGCCAGGCGGGCTTTCGCGTGCAATTCGGCGTGCGTCAAGCGGGCATCCGCGGGCAACAACCAACGCTTGCGCGCGCACACCGCCTTGCCTATCGAAAGCACAGCAGCGTGCAGCTCGGGGCTAGGGTAGCGCGCAGCCTCAACTAGCGCGGCATCAAAGCGCTCGGCGTAGTGAGTCGCGTTCTGGCCACGCGAAAACGCGACCATGCCCAGAATGGTCTGTTCCGGGAGCAATGCGAGCAAGCCAGTCCGGCCTAGAAACACGAAAGGACCAACGTGCTCTTGCTTCAGCGTCAGGCCAAGCAGCGCAGCGACGTACACAACGTCAGTAAACTGTATCTCAGGCGAGGCAAGGATGTTCACGTCGTCGCCGTACGCGCAGATCGCCGCGTACAAGGGCACGGCGGCCGCGTAGCGGCGGCGAACGGTGACCACGTCGTCAGACGTAGCGCGCAGCCAATCGTAGCCATGCTGGCGCATGATGACCATCATCTCAGCCAGAAAGTACGGGACAAGCGCCAAGTGGGAGTTGAGTGGCGTCGTCTCGGGTTCGCCCGATTGGTGACCATTCGTCTTGAAGAACTGGAATGCGCCAACAACTATGTCGCCGAGCACAGCCATGGAAAAGAAGCTAAACAGCGCGGGGCACGCGACGCCGAAGTAGGCAGCCCACGCCGCAAGGGCGACAGCGAGCGACGGGTACAGTCGCTCGCAGAGCTTCGAGGTGAAATCAAGAAGCGATGTCGAAACTGACGCGTCAAACTTGGTGAAATCGCCCATGAAGAGCTGCGTGTGCGTGGCCGTTAGCTGCATGCGCGCGTGCAAGTCGACCCACGACTTGCCGTAGACATTCAACCCGAGCGCAAACGGCGACGGTCGCGACATGCACACCTGTGACAACGCACCCAAAACAGTGCGCATGGCAAGCGCGCGCACGAGGGGAAAGTTGTAGATCGCGCGCGCAAGCTTGCCAGGCTCATTGGCCAATTCGCCAGGTTTCTGCACGACGAGCGTCACGCCATAGGCAGGATTGCTAGGCGTCGGATCTGCGTACAGCGCTTGCACAGCTGTCTCAAGTTCATGAGCACACGAATCAAACACCTCGCCTTTTGTGGCAAAGCGCATCGTCGTAAACGGCAAACCAGGCGAGCCATGGCGGGCGAACGTCGCCATCAGCGCGGGAAAATCACCGGGCGTGCTAGCGGGGCCGTGATCGCAAGCACCGTGCGCCTTAAAACTGTCGACGACCCAAGCCAGCATGGCCGGAGTGAATTCGAAGGGTTTGTCAGGGCGCGCGTGCAACAAGCCAAGCGGGTTCGCGTCCTTGGACCAATCACCGCGGACATAGCGGGACAGCTCAACGCCTGCGTCAGAGAGCTCGGCGTCTGTCGCAATGCGGAAAACCTGCCGCGAGAGCGGGAAAAAGCCGGGGACCGGTGCCACGCGGACTAGCGTGCCGTACGGCGATGCGGCGCCAAGCGGCGGCCACGGCGACTCAGAAAACTGCGGAACAGCCGCACCGGGCGAAGGCGGCGCGCGGAGCGCATCGCGGCAGGCAACGAGCGTCGACCAGTAAACTGGAACGACTATGCTGTACGCATTGCCCTGGGCGGCAGTGTGCAGGCCGACTATCATCGGATTGCTGCCGCCTGAAACGAGCGGCGAGCCGCTATCGCCAGCGACGGTAGGCTCAGCCACGGTGCAGCGGTAAACAGGCTGTGTAGCAAGTTCGGCGTTGCCAGTGTACGCGTAGGCCGCCGTCGTTGGCGCAATGTTGGTGACCGCGACCGTACGGGCCGGCGTGATGATCGACAAAAAGTCACGCAAATCGCTGATCGTCGTCGGGACGGCGCGAAAGGCGGACCAAAGGGCCGCGACGCCCTCTACAGAAGGCGTAAAGCGGATGACCGCTAGATCAGTCGCCGTAACACGAACGGCAGCATCGACGCGGACGCCACGAAGCCAGTGCGACGAGGTGAGGTCCACGTGGCCAAA